TTCTTGGGAAAATTCAGTAGTGCCCGTTTTAGAGACATTAAATAGAACTTTAGAAAACAGAAGAAGAGAGGTAGAAGTTCTTAAGGCTTACGAGACTATGAAGAACGCTCCAGGAAAAGAGCTTTTCTCTGATGCTACAGAACAAATGAAAAATTGGTTAGTATCTGAAACAAAATCATCAGATACATTAATTCACGGTCTTAAAAGATTCGGATTTAACCCAATGGTAAGAAATTTAGTTAGCTTCCTTTCGATGTACGAAAACGAGAACAGTGGGAAATTCAATGTAGGTTTCGATAATAACGTATGTAAAATAGAGAATGTATATTCACCTATTTACGTTAACGAAAACGAGACTATGTTCTATTCATCCGGTAAATTCTTAAAGTTAAATCAGGATAACGGAATTATTCAAGAATGCAACATGGACGAAGTCCCTGCAGAACTACAAGATCAAGCTGCTATAGTTAGTGATAGAGACGTAAAAATCGATAATAATAAAATATCATTAAACATCGGTAATAATAAGGTAGAGATCGTATTTACTAATGAATCTAAGGAGGTTTATATCGATGGTAAAAGAATAAACGAAAGTGATTTACCAGTTGCTGTTAGTGTTACTACTAATAACCTTCTAGAAGGTTCTAATAATAGAGTAGCTAAAGCAGTTTTTGTTGCTAAGAACGCTGAAGAAATAGTAGATATCGATTTCGGTAAGAAAATAAGATCTAAAGTATACGAAAACGTAGAGGTTAACATCTTTAAAACTGATAATGCTATTTATGTACAAACAGTTAATCCAGCAATGAGATTAAATAAGATGTATGAAGCAAATGCAACCCAAGCTATTTCGATAATTAAAGATTTTATTAAATACGATATTTCTGAGTCATTAACAGAATTCTTAGAAGGAGAACAAGCTTTCCTAAGTGTTATGAAAAATGACAAGAACGAGATCGTTAAAAACATCGAAATTCTAGAAGGAGAATTAAGAAAACTAGACGTTGTTAAAGAAAGCAATCCTTTATTAGCTAATTCCCAAGAACTTATTGCTTTAGAGGAGAGCATCGAAAATGAAATCGATAATCTTAAAGATAGATGGAACGAGATAAACGTTGAGATTTCAAGATTCGAAAATAGAGTTAAAGAAGTTCCTTCAGTAAATGAGGATCTAGGATATCCTATCGATACTGAAGTAAGAATCAAAAGAAACGGAAACAAGGGAAGAGTAATAGGAGTTGATGGAAATTCTAAAACTTACACTATCCTTTTTAAAGAAGGTAAAACTGGTGAATACTTTTTCTCTGACGTAGAAGATATCGATGATGAAGTTGACAGATACGACATTAAAGCTCCGGATCTTGATATAGAATACACAAACGAATCTAATCAGAACTTTGCAAATGCTCCTGGAAATAGAGGTGGTTCACATAGAGATCCTAGAATCGAAAGTTTATCTAAAAAACACATGGCACAAGCTCCTGATAAAAAAACAGGATCATCTGCTAAGTTTATAAACAACGAAAAAGGAACTATGGCAGGAACACCTAAGAGCGGTAAATCTGCACCTTTAACAGGAAGAGGAGTTAATGCTAAATCTGCTAATATGGCTGATCTTCATAGTAAAGGAAAAGGAGGATCTGGGAAAAAGTTTATTGACGGCTTAGATAATCTTGATTTAGCTAAAGCACCTAGTGCATCTATTAAAGGATCAGGCAAATTCATACAAGATCTTAAAAATATGAATCTGTCTCTGAAAGAGAGTCAAAAAAATTCTCACGTAGAAAAAGCACCTAAAGGAAAAACAGAAAAGCCTAAAAAATTTATCGAGGACGAAGACGATTTTAATCTAGCTGATGCTCACGGAAACAGCAAGAAAAACGGAAAAAGATTTGCAGAAAGCGACAAAGTAGCAAATCTATCTTCTGCTCCCAAGACAAAAAAAAAGTAAATACTACATCATTAATTGAGTCTATCGCCAAAGACCCAGACGAGGGAATTGGCAATAGACTCAATTTTGTTTTAGACGATTTAAAAAATTGTTTAGAAAAAGTAAAAGAATTAGAAACTTCTAGCGTGGAAAACGGTAGAATAGGTATAGACATAATTAAGAATTCGAGGAAAAATTTGGAAGAATTAAGGGTAGATTTAGAAAAACAGATAGAGAAACTACAAAATAATATTCCAGACCAAGAATGATATATGTAAAAAACAAAGAGTTAAAAAGAGCTCTTCTCGAAAGCAAAGAAAAAGGACAACTTACAGACGAGACCGTAAAAATGTTTACTCTAATAGTAAACGGTATGTCCAAAACACACTCCTATAGAGATAACGAAGATAGAGAAGATTGCATATCTTCCGGATTAGAAGATCTTGTAAAGTATTGGAACAGATATGATCCAGAAAAATCCGACAATCCGTTTGCATTCATATCTCAAATAGCACACAATGGGATGAAAAAGGGGTGGAAAAAAATACACCCACCTAAGTCACCTAAAACTATACCTTTCTCCAGAATAGTAAAAGAAGAGAATTCCAATTATAATGTATAGTTGTGGATATAAAAAAGTTAAAGCCTAACGGTAACTGGAAGTCTGGTAAATATATGCCAGTTAACCCCGAGAAATATATCGGTGACATACACAATATAATATACAGAAGCTCTTGGGAAAGAAAATTCTGTCAGTATTGTGATATTAATCCTAATATAACTAAATGGAGTTCAGAACCTACAGGAATACCTTATTGGTCACCAATAGATAAAAAAGAACACAAATATTTCGTAGATTACTATATACAGGTACAAAAAGCCGATGTCGTTGAAAACTGGTTAATTGAAATAAAACCAGAGGATCAATATGCTTTACACAAGAGACCAAAAGAACCAGTAGGTAACTTAACTGAAAAGAAGATAAGAACCTATAACGAAAAACTTAAAACGTGGATCACCAACAGAGCTAAATTTGAAGCAGCAACTAGATTTGCTGAATCCAGAGGATATAAATTTGGTGCTATTAATGAAAGCTTTATATTGAGATGATAGATCCATTTAAAAAAAGATTTGAAGAATATAAACTTTCTATATCCGGACTTTCCTCACCGCAGGAAGAATCTTTCATGTTTTGGTTTAATAAATTTGTAAATAAAAACACTCAATTTAATCCTCTAGATTTTTTATCAGGGAAAGTTTATTCGTTTGAATACAACGATAAACTAGAAGGAGGTAAGAAATTTATAAATAAAAGACCTGTCGTGTTTTTTACAGGATACGACAACTATGAGAGAAAAAATATATTTAGCGGATTAGATCTAATACTAATACCACCTATTTTCAGAATGTATTTTTTTGAAAGAGTACAAAGCGTTTTCCAAGATCAGATTGAAAGAAATATAAGAAAAGATGAAAATGGGGAGGGAAGAGATCAATCTCCTTTAAAAACTGATTATCAAATAATGGAGTCCATATTAAAAGGAATCCCATATAAGCACTCATATAGATCTTGGGATTTAAAAAAAGTTAGGGGCGTTGTGGAAATTCCTTTTGAAGATTGGACTAGAATAGTATATCTTGATACTAGGTCAATTGAAGGGACCCAGCTTATTGAGATATATAATAAAAATTCACAAGTCTAATGGCTGGATTGACCGACGAAAAAAAATCTTTTTTTAGCTCTATTATAGAGAACATAAAGAAAGTGGGCAGTTTTGGAATGGCATACGAAGATCTTGTCGTGAAAAACTCCCAGGCAGTTGGTATTACTGAAGCACAATTTCTACAAAAAGGAGGCATAAAAGACGAAGCTTTCTTATTTGGATTAAGGAGAGCAGATACAACAACCAAGCAATACATAGCTTACTTTGATAAGGACTATAAAAACAAAAGACATTATCTTCAAGGATTTGCACAAAATCCCGAAATAGAGTTTATCTTAGATACTATATGTGACGAAACAATAGTTTACGACGAAAAGAATTTCTGGGCTTATTTCTCATTCATGCAACACGATGATGTAGATGAGGCGGCATATGAGAAAGTACAGAAAAGATACAAAGAGGTCTATAACCTGTTCGGATTTAATCAGGATATATCAGCATGGCATTTATTCAGAAAATTCCTAGTTGATGGTAATATAGCTTTTGAAATTGTATTTGATAAGAAGGGTAAAAATATAGTAGGATTTAAGGAATTAGATCCTTGGTCTTTAATCCCAACGGTGGAAGCACAACCGGATGGGTCATTTGCAGATATCTGGATACAATATCCGGACAATCCTGCACTTACTAGAAAGCTTTACGATTCTCAGATTATCTATATAAGTTACGCTAAAGGAGGCGGTACTGCAGCTAGAGTTAGCTATTGCGAAAGAATGATAAGATCATTTAACCTTCTTAGGATTATGGAGCACACTCGTATTATATGGAACGTTATGAACTCCTCATACAGGATGGCAATGACAGTTCCAATAGGTACTAGATCCCCGCAAAAAGCAAAACAAACGCTGGGTGAACTTATGTCAATATACAAAGAAGATATAAGATTAGATACAGATAGTGGAGAATTAAGTGTAGACGGAAGACCTAAGATACAATTCTTTAAAAACTATCTAATGCCATCATCCCCTAATGGTACACCAGATATACAACCTTTACCTGGTGGTGGTGATGCTACAGCATTCTCCGACACAACAGTACTTAAGTATTTTGCTAATAAACTTAGAATGGACTCTAAGATACCTGCTACCAGATTCGGAAGAGAAGAATCCGGATCTGAGGGTACAATTACATTTACTGCGGAGGGTCTAGACCAAGAGGAAATAAGATTTGCTAAATTTATAAACAGATTAAGATCAATATACCAGGAGATATTAATGAAGCCTCTTTGGGTTCAGTTCTGTTTAGATTTTCCACACCTTAAAAAAGATTATATTATTAAATCTGAATTTGGTCTCGATTATGTTAAGGAAAATATATTTAGAGAGGCTAAAGAGATGGAGGTAATGACTGCGAGAAAGGATCAGGTGATTAAAATATCTGCTCTTATGAATTCGGCAGGCAAAAAATACTTCAGTATGGATTTCTTAGTTGATAGATTCCTAGGCATGAAAGGACAGGATCTAGTAGCTAATAAGAAAGCAAAAGAAAAAGCTGCAGAAGAGAAGAAGAAAGCAGAAGAGGCTGCTGGAGCTACAGGAGAAGCAGGAGCTACAGGGGAAGAAGGCGGAGCAGCTGGTGGAGACATGGGAGAAATTTAATAGATAATGGCAGGATTTTTAGATAACTTAGGAAAAATTAACCCAAATATCTCCAGGATATTAAAGACCATTAGTGGTCTAGGGTCATTTGGTATGGAATACAAAGATATGGTCATAGAAGATTCCATGGCTATAGGTGTTTCAGAAGCTAACATGAGAGAAAGATTCGGATTTACTGAATCTGATGAAGATTTTATCTATAGCATAGCCGCTCAGGATACTTCCAATAGAAAGTACATAGCTTATTTTGATAAGGATTACCCGTTTAAAAGAGATTTTCTTAGAACATTTGCTTTAAACTCCGAGATAGAGTATATTTTAGATACTATATGCGACGAGGCAGTAGTTTATGACGAGAAGAATTTCTTTTGTCATCCAGCTCTAATGAGCATGGATCTAAAGGACGATGTTGTAAAGTCAATGAGATCCAATTTTAGAAAATTATATGTTCTACACAACTTTGCAAACGGTCTTACTGCTTGGCAATATTTTAGACAATTAATTGTCGAAGGATTTTTAGCTTTCGAGATAATATACTCGAACGACGGTAAAGAGATCGTTGGATTCAAAGAACTTGATGCGGTAAGTTTAACTCCCGCAGTAGAGAGAAAGCCAGACGGTACAAGAGAAACTATATGGTGGCAATATTACGGAGAAACAACCAGACAAAGAAAACTTTTAGATGCACAGGTTATTTATATCTCTTACGCTAAAGCTAATGTTGTTTCAAGGGTTTCTTATACAGAAAGATTAATAAGATCATACAACTTATTAAAGAT